GTTAATTGGCAATACTGCTCTCATCTGGCGTGAGTTCATCTCTGTTTTTAATTACAAATGGTTTGCCGAGAAAGTCTTGTCGATCATCACCGGAATAATAATTAGAAACTAGCTTCTGACAAAATAAGCCAGTATCAATTGCATCTCGTGCATCAGCGAAATACATAAAACAACCCGCTAATTCATTTGATACACATGAAACTTGGTCCGCAGTGCGATACTTAATAATGACTCGATTTGATTTGACTATTTCCATATTCACACTCTCGCTGTAATGTTTTTACTATTTTTACCATTAACAGAATAAAGATGCACATTTGGTAAGTAACAGTTATCAAAACTTGGTGTTGGCTCTTGCGGCTCTTCGCTGTCTTTAACTTGAGTGATTAGACCGGCTATGACATTTGCGCTATCGTTTTCTGGCTTGCGCTTAAGAGTTAATACTTTACGCGGCTCGGTTTCTACGCCAAAAGCTTTATCGATGATATTCTCAAGAGCTTTTATTTCAGACTGGCGAATGTGTTCTTCTAAGCGGTTGCGAGTGATCAAGTTGCCACGTGCTATATAGCGACGCATCTTTGAATTCAAACGACCACTAGTCGGTAAAATAGTGATATTTTCCATTTATTTCCCCTTGATGAGTAATTTTTGGGGCGCGGTTAATGAACCGGGAGGCTGTTTAAAAATTTGTGGCCCTCTTAATGAGGAGCTCAAACTACAGCGACTCACTATGTCTATCCTTAGACTCTGCTAACCACGCCCCAAAAATCACTTTGGGTAGGGACTCCCCACACGGGCGGGGCATTCATTTTAAGAGTGAGAACTTCACTGTAGTTACTTTTCCTAAATATCAGTTCTCTGTAAGTAAAAAGACTGGTATTTAAGGCCCCTCTGCGGGGCTTAAAGTTACTTCTTGAATCCCATCATGCGTAACCAACTATTCAGTTCGTCATAGTTTTTGAAAATTACATCACCAGTTTCAACGTTACCTTTGAATTGAGTAACAGTAAGATGTTTAACGTGATATTTTTTTCCAGTGAAGTTGTCTGTGTAAGTAGTTAATCTGCTCATTTTGATTTCCTCGTTGTTTGTTGCGTCTGTTTCTTAGCACTTGCGAATCATCTACCTTTTCATACGCCGGTAGCGGCTACTTCGTGGGCTTTCCTTGCCTGTTCGCTTTGTGCTTTTGATGAGCTTAATATAGCCAAAGTTATTTTTAATGTAAATAGCTAAAGTTATATAAAAATAGAAAAAGATATTAAATTGTTGATAGAAAAGGGTATATTTTTTTAATTAATATTTTGATGTGTGATGTAGATAAGGTTTTTTGGGAGAAAGGGAGGTAAAAAGGCCCCGTTGATGGGGCTGAAATTTGATTACTAGCTGTGGTATCTATAATTGATTGATTGACTAATCATTACTTTGCCCTGAATGTGCAACTTTTGAGCTTCGTCTTCATCTAGATACCATGTTTCATACTTCTTATTATCAGAAATAATTGCTAGTTTTTTATACTGTAGCTGTAGTCTCTTGATATATACTTGGTTCTCCAATATAAAAATATAAATACCGTCGCCATCCCAGTAATTTTTTGTTATGTCGACAAAAATTTGATCTCGCGGTTCAAATGTTCCTGACATTGAATCCCCGTTAACCGTGATCATTCTTATTGAATCAGCCGGCCTACCACCAAATAACTTTCGAGCTTCTTCTTCTGTATACTCAATTGAACATATAGTTTCTATAAACTCAGAATTAACCATTACGCCTGGCCCCGCGCTCGCTTGAATATCTAACAGATTTACCCTATAGGAGCACGAAGAATTTTTACTAATAAATTGTTTTTTGTTGTTACTATTTTGTGATGAAATCGTGTTATTGCTCGATTGCCCCTCTAAATTGTCGTCCATATCACCATTGCCAGTCGCCAGCCATTCTGGATTAACATTTAGGGTTTTTGCTATTTGGACTATTTTCCTTGAGCCAGCGGATTTACCGGATGTTAGTTTCCAGACGCTGGGTTGAGACATACCGACAGCCGAAGCCAGCTCTGTCTGATTAACATCTCTGATTGTCATGGCTAGTTTTAGCCGTTCTGCAAATTTCATTTTTTCCATAATTACAATTTATAGCCGGGGCTATATTTAGTCAAATAACTAAAGCTTTACTTTGTGAATAGCTATAGTTATTATTCATCATGATCGAACAGTGGAGGTTATTTTTTTTATGAATAAATTGATCGAACAGGCTATTTGCATCGTTGGTAGTCAGCAGGCTCTTGCTGACATATGTAACGTAAAACAACCCTCAGTTTGGGCCTGGTTACATGGACATAAAAAACCATCTGCAACAAATGCCTTGCGTATTGAGCGTGCAACAAACGGATTAGTTCCGGCATGCCAATTGCGACCTGATTTATCTGAATTGTTTGGCATCGCCTGATTTAATGCTCTTTAACAATCCGCCCCATCTATGCCGATCCAGGTGTAGATTCCCCGCCAGTGTGGGGATTCCCTGTAAACGGGGAGCGTAACCCTGTTGAGGGTTATAAATTTAATTTTAACTTAAGGAAATTTAACATATGGATATCGCAAAAAGTATCAAAATCACTTGTAAGCCAGAGGCGCTAGAAAGTTTTTGGCTTCGATGCATTTTGGAAACAGGAAATAATCAATTTGCTCAATCAATAGGGATTCATCCTTCAACATCCAGCAGAGACAAGGGCCGTATTGCTAAATTAGCCAGTCAATTGGTAGCGAAATATGGTTTACCTGAATGGGCGTATCAACTCCCTGATCATAAGCCTGTAGTTGTCATAGAAGGTGAACATGCCGAAATGCTGATCCAAGCATTGGAAAGAAAAGGGAAGATAAAGAGAAAAGCCTCATTACCTGCCACGGATGAGGCCTGTCAATTACAGCTAGATATGAGGTAATTATACATGAAACAAAAAGTTAATTACAGCGCTGTGCATAAAAACATCATGCGTGATCGGGCTGTTCGCTCGGTCACGGAGCAAGGAGCAAAGAAACTTCGGGAAGCACTGGACGATGCTCAATTGAGGTTGGAACATCGCGAAGAACTGCTGAAAGGGAAGAAAAGCCATGAGTAACGTTGCATACGCTGACTTTGGAGCGAGAAAGACTTCAAGGAGCACACGGATGGAAAACCAAAAACAGGGGCATTTCGCACTGTTCAGGAGTCTTCTGTCCACGGAATGGGCTAATGATACGGCTAAATTGGCCTTGTGGGTTCGATTGATTGGGATGGCTCAATACAAGCCCCGCAGTGTTGAATTTAGCGGCGTTCAGTGGGATTTAGGATCTGGTCAGTTGGTGACAAAAATCCCCATTCTAGCCAGAAAGCTCAGAGATTCTAAAGGCAATGAGAAGACACAAAAACAGGTTAGAGACATGTTGGAATTCTTTTCCTCTGAGGGGATGCTAACGTTCAGCGGTAACCGGCATGGGACAGTGATCACCATCACAAATTACGCTGATTATCAGGGTGATTTTGAGGTAACAAACGAGGTCACTAATCAGGTAACAAACAAACCCAGTGATGACGCGGTTTTAGAGCGAAGTCAGGTAACAAAGTTGGTAACAAATCAGGTCAAACAGAGTAAGAAGTTATTAGAACAAGAATATATAACTACATCTAACGATGTAGTTGGTGAGTTTTCTGATGAAAACAACCCGCCTCAGTCTGTCAAGAAATCTCAGTCTAAAAAGACTATACCGGTTCCCTACCAGGCCATGATCGACGCCTATCATGAAATTCTGCCGGAGATGGCTAAGGTTACTGTCCTGCGAGACGCTAGAAAATCCAAGATGCGCACGTTCTGGCAACGAGCTAACAAGGAATACCAGACCAAGCACCAGAGGCCGTTTACTCTGGAGAACTGGAAAGGCTATCTGGGTTACATTGCCGAGCACTGCACATGGATGACAGAAGAGAGGCCGAATGGCAAAGGCGGCTACTGGCGCAAGAAAAACCTGGATTATTTAATCACCGACCAATGTTACGTATCCGTCAAAGAGGACAGAGCGAATGACCGTAAACAGCATTAATCAAGTACCCCACAGCACCGAAGCGGAGCAGAGCGTCATTGGCGCATTACTGCTAGACCCCCAGAGCGACAATTCACAGTATGTATTCTCCATGCTCAAAGCTGACTTGTTCTACATGGCATGGCATAAATTCATTTTCGCTGAAATGCGGACAATGAACAGCAAGAACCAGGCAATAGATATTATTACTGTGGATGACAGCCTGAAACGTGCGGGTAAATCAGATCAATCGGGTGGATTTGCGTATCTGGCTGAGGTTGCCAAGAACACTCCCAGCGCGGCGAACATAGTCGCTTATGCCAGGCAGATACGCGAGACAGCCGCAGAGCGTTACGCTATTGAGAAAACCAATGAAATTCAGCGATTGTTGATGACGCCTAGTACCCTCACATTTGCTGAAAAAATGGACATGGCTCAAAGGTTGATCGGTGAAGCATCGGAGAATGGTACTGCGGGCCATAAGACCGGACTTAAGCCTATGAGAGAGATTGCCGAGCGTTTCTTTGAAAAACTGGAAGCAAGATTTAATAATCCCGAATTACACAGAGGGCTTAAGACCGGATTCCGAGATTTTGACGAAATGCTAGCGCCCAAGTATATCGTCAACGGATCACTGTTTGTTATTGGTGCTCGCCCGAAAATGGGTAAAACCACTGTGTTAACTGAGATGGCAAAGAACGTCGCTAGTGATGGTCATCAGGTATTGTTGTTTAGCATGGAAATGACAGATGAGCAGTTATTTGAGCGTATGGTAAGTCAGAAATCAGGGGTGAATACAGATATGCTGTATGGTGGTTCTGATGATGAGTACGAATGGGCGCTACTCAGTAAGGCTATAGGTGAACTGAAAGATACTCCCAATATCTGGATTGATGATACTCCTGGAATGTCATTCGCTCATATCCAGTCACAGTGTCGTAAAATCAAGCGTAAAGTTGGGAAGATAGGTTTTATCGGTGTTGACTATCTAACACTGATGAAGACTGAGAAAGCGGATCGGAATGATATTGCGTATGGCAACATCACAAAGGGCCTCAAGATACTGGCAAAAGAACTCGACACTGTTGTTGTTCTGCTAACTCAGCTTAACAGGAATATTGAGGAACGCGCCAACAAACGCCCAATGCCATCTGACAGCCGAGACACAGGCCAGATTGAACAGGACTGTGATTACTGGATGGGCGTCTACCGTGACTCTGTTTATCAAGAGAAATCGGACAAGACGCTGACAGAGTTGATATTGCGCCTCAATCGCCACGGTAAAGCTAACACTGTATATGTCGAACAAAAGGGCCTTTGCTTGTTCCATCTCGATCAAGTTGAAGGCGAGCAACGAGCTAAGCGCAACGAAGACAAGCCCAATAAACCCTACAGGAAGGATTTTTGAGATGAAGATTAAAACAGAAAATTTGACAGGCCGTGCGCTGGATTATGCAGTCGCTATTTGTGACGGGTGGAGTGCTGATTATTTAGATAAGAATCTTGATGTTATGCCCAAATATTCAGCTGAATGGAGTGAATGCGGTCAGTTGATTGAAAAATACATAACAGCACTTGCATTGCACACGAAGAGAGAATATTGGATCGCCGGTAGCGGAGGGTACGGAACGTCATGGGGTGAAACTGTTCAGATCACAGTATGTCGTGAAGTTGTGAGAAAGCACATCGGTGACGAAGTAGAAATTCCTGATGAGCTACAGAGGTGAAACATGACAGAGAAACTTAAGCCGTGTCCGTTTTGTGGAAGCAATGATCTTTGTCCTGATTATGAGGATAGAGGTTCATTGGATGAGTATGTGTCTTGGATTAACTGCGGGAATTGCGGAACAGATGGTCCGTTATCGAAATGGGAAAATAGTTACAAGGAAGCGGAATCGGCAGCTATTCGAGCCTGGAATAAGAGAGTAAATAATGGGGGATAAATGGAAGCTGATTTTTGTTTTCACGAATCAAATAAATCTCAGGCATGGGAAATATTGAAAGAAACACTTCAAACGAAACAGCCGCATCGAATTATTATTAAGCCTTGGAAGAACACCCGATCATTATCTCAGAACAATTTAATGTGGTTATGGAATGAAGATGTATTGA